CCGTTTACTGTAATAGTCTGGTCATTATTGACGGTGAAAGTCACTCCATTGATTGTTTGCGTTGCGGATGTAACTTTCAGCAAATTCTTCGCCCCCAGCGCCGCGACTGCTCCGACTGCATCGTGCAGCTCTGCATCCGCACTCTGCCGCGCTGCGGTCTCATCCGTCACAAGCTCTGCGGCGTCATTGTAGACTGTTGTGTCCGCCGCCTGCCGTGCGGCAGCTTCATCGGCGACTGCCGCCGTCACATCAGAGGTGCTTGCCTTCTGCGTCATCTCGCTACGGATCGCCGAGACCGACGATTCGATCGCGGTTTGCAGATTCAGGTCGGCCATCTGACGCTGTGACATTTCCGTTCCGACTGCACTCTGCACAAGCGATTCGATCTGCGCATCGGTCATGTCATTCAGCGCCCGGTTGATTGCCTGCGTAAACATTTCCCGCGTCGCGGACGCAGGATTGAATTTTTCATCTTCCGATACCATTACCATAAAATCACTCCTTTGCAATAACAAACGCGCCGTCCGCTGTGACAACATAGTCGCCCTCTGCGGTCACGATGTACCAGAATTTCGACTCTTTCGGCGGATGATATGCCTGCCGCAGCCGTTCCATGAGCTCATTGTAAACATCCCGCGGCCATTTGTTTGCCGATGACGGTATATCCGTGATACAGCGGATGCAGGGAATCCGTGCGGGCGCTGCTGTCCGGATATCGCCGGCGGTCACGCCGATCTCCACAAAGTCAACATCGTGCAGCACCGGCACCGCGCAGAAGCTGCCTGAAAAATCAACCGTTTCGGTCACGGCTTTCCCGTCGCGGATATACCGGAACTGCGCTGTTTTCTGCACGTAATCATTCCACTCGTCATCGAACGAAAATGCGATCATATATCCGCTGTTGCCGCAGATGATCTCCGGCGTACCGGTCACGCGGGCGATGCGGTTCTGCACTGTGATTGTCATACTCATACGACTACCAGTCCTTTTTCTACATCGACCGTACTGTACGGGGACAGCTCTACAGAACTGACGTATGTCAGATCCACATACTCAAGCGTTTCGCCGTCACTGCCGAGCACTGCAACATTCTCCAGCGTTTGTGTATGATAAGTTAATGAAATTGAACCGCTCATACCCATGCGATTATTGACGCCGATATGCCGGCAGTTCTCAAATGTGACTGCATCGGCATGAACGGCAAGACCGTGAAACGTATAATACGCACCGTCGATCAGATCAGTCACAGTGGCGGTCGCGTCCATTTGCGTATAGGTATCGCTGCCATTTCCGCCTTTAATAGCACCGTTTTCCATGCGCAGCCAATATCCTCCGGAATTGCGCGTATACATCGAACCGAAAATGCTGGCGCCGTTTTTGTCAAGGCGGCAGATCTCCGTGCCGTTGTCGTCCAGCACCTGAATGACACCGTTCTGCCCGTCCGCACCGCCGACGGCCAGTGTTCCCCCGCGGATGCGGTCAGCGAACATCGTGCCAGCCGCGATAAAATCTGCAACGATCTGACCGTTCATTGTAATCGCCGTGCCGTAGGTGCCGTGATAGCCGGTGCTGCTGTAACCGATGCCGCCGCTGTTCATCCGCCAGACGGAATGTGCTGTTTCGATGTCGTCCGTATCCATAATCAGGATCTCATTCGGGCGGATCACGACATAGCCGGTCGTGGCCGCTTCGATCAGACTTGTCGCAATATTCTTTGCCGTGACAACAACCTGCGAAAGCTGCTGCGGCAACTCATAGTCGATCATGTGCTGCGTCTTTGCGGCGACGCTCGTGATCTTCGCGGTCTTGTCGCCGATCTCGACCTGCGGCGTCCACGGCTTCAGCAGATCGACCGTGCGGCCAAGCAGCCGGAGGTTTTCGTCCAGACCAAGACCCGGATGCCGGAAGCGGTAGGTATCGCCGCAGCGGATCCGCCCCTTGCCGGAGATATCCAGCACGGATGCGGCATAGTGCTTCCGGACACGGTTGTTCTCTGCGAGATACGCCTTGCCGCGGGCGACCAGATTCTCTTTGACTGTGATATCGTCAAACTCTGCCGTGCCGACAATCACGCCGTATTTTGCGATCGCGGCGGGATCGTCGATATACGGTACGGTGTAGGTGTGGCCGTCATCGGGATCGACAGCACCGGTGATTGTCAGGCGCTCTGCGGACTGCTGTCCGGTCGCGGGATTGACCGTGCCGAGCTGTGCGCCGAGCGGCATCAGGCGCGTGATGATATTCGCGGTATCGCTTTCGATGCTCAGCGATTTCAGATTGTGGCCGAGCATGATGACCGTATCGGATGTGCTGCCGTTCTGCGCAGCGGTGAGATAATCGAGATACAGCCTGCCGTCATTGCCGCGCCGGACGCGCAGCTCTCCGCCGAACCGCCCGACGAGATTCTCCTTAATCTCCGCGAGTGTCGAGCGGTAGGCCGTGGTCTTGCTGCCGCCCTGTCCGGCGTTCACCATTCCGAGATAGATATGCTTGCGCTCCTCGGTCACGGCATTGTGGTATTCCAGCAGCGCCGTCAGAAACTGCGCCGGCAGCGCATCCTGATCGGTGTATGTATGGTATTCCTGCACGCTGTCATTCAGATAGCCGAGAAAGCCCTCGAAGGTGAGATCCTTTTGTAGTGTCCCCTTGCCGGTCATGCTCTCCGGCGATTTCAGCAGATAGCCCTCGAATTCCGCTTCTCCGGTCGCCGTATTCGTAACAGTGATCTCCGTCACGCGCTCGGTGAGATTCTCATAGCACGGATGCTCCGGCAGCAGCCGCAGATTCAGGACAGGGACCGTCCCGACATATTCCTTGAGACTGCCCGCCGCGATCTTCGGAAGCTCCGGTGCATCGGTATGCAGCAGCGAAGTGCTGCCGTTTTGTGTGATCGTTATGCGGTACATCAGAGCCATCCCTCCCGAAATGTGATACGCAGCGTGCCGCTGCCGCTGTGCGAAATGACAGTGCTGCCGTGCCGGAAAACAATATCATCGAACTGACAGCTTCCTGCTGCGCTGATCCCGTGCGTGACATTGCCGCAGATGACCGCGCAGGGCGCAGCTGCCGTAAAGACCGGACAGACCGCTTTGCGGCCCTGATTCCGGATCGCTGCGGACTGTACGGCTGCCGTATTCGTCAGCACATAGGCCGTTTCCTGTCTCGCATACTGCCACGGCTCACAGACCGCTGTGAGCTTCACCGCCGCGTGTGCCGTGTCGCAGTATTGCTGCTCGACATGGATGCGCCCGCGCAGATACAGATGCGGCGTGTCCGGCAGGATAATCTGCTCCGTTCTGCCGTCAAATCGGTTGATGAGATGCGCGATCGCGCCCAAGCGGTAGTCTCTGGTTTTTTCGGACAGCTCCAGCACAGCGGTCAGCGTGCGCACATCATACTGCACATCGCCGGTCAGCAGTGCAGAGCAGTCCGCGGCGCCGTCCATGCCGGGAACCGTCTCGCGGACTGCGCGGTATACTGCCGGTGACAGCGACCATTTGCAGAGCGTAAAGCCCGCATCTGCCGTTGCATAATCGCCGATCTGAATAAACCGTTTCTTCATACGCTCATCTCCTTTGACCGTCGGCTTCGATCACGCCGAGTTCTGTATTGATCCGGTCGATCGTGCCGCCGATGAATGCATCGCCGTCGAGGTAAAGCACCTGTCCGTGCTCGATCGCGGTGAGGATGCTGTCGAGCCTTGCGATCACAGACGGATCCAGAATCATGATCTGCCGATCCGGATCGGAATTGCCGAACTGCGTTTCCAGACTTCGCTCGAATGCGAACGGTGCTTCCTCCGGCGTGATGCTCTGAAAGTCGATCTGCCTGACCGGAAACGGAATGTCAGCGATCTCATCCGCCATATCCTGCACGGCACCGACCGCAGCATCCGCTTCGTCCTCGACACCGGATGCAAGGCCGCGGGGCAGATTGCGGCCGATCTCCTGCCGGAATACCTTTGACGGAGACGCAATGCCGAAAATGTCCTTGACCTTGTCAATGATGCCGGATGCAAAGCCGGCAATTTTGTCGTAGATCCAGCCTGCCATATCCGTGATGCCGTTCCACAGGCCGGAGATCAGATCCTTTCCGATCTCCCGCATCTTTCCGAAATGCTCGCGGAATGCGCGGATGACCGACGAAATGATCTGCGGGATCGCCGAGACAATTCTTGTGATGATCTCCGGCAATGCTTCGATCAGCGAGACAAACAGCTCGATGCCGCATTCGATCAGCTTCGGCAGCATATTGAGCAGCGCTTCGATGATGCTGTCAATGATTTCCGGGAGTGCATCGACGATGGCCGTGATGATCTCCGGCAGCGCGTCGATCAGGGCAAGGAACAGCTCGATGCCGCATTCGATCAGCAGCGGGATCATATCGGTCAGTGTGCCGATGACCGCAGTGATGATCTGCGGCAGCACTGCGCATACCGTCTGGATGATCTGCGGGAGCGCCTGTACCAGCGACGTCAGGAGTGTGATCCCGCACTGAATCAGCTGCGGCAGCATGGTCAGCAGTGCAGCAGTGACAGCGTTGATGATGTCAGGCAGAACGGCGCAGATCTGAACAATGATCTCCGGCAGCGCATTGACGAGCGCTGTCAGCAGCGTAATGCCGCATTCGATCAGCATGGGAAGCCCGTCGAGCAGCACGAGAATCAGCTGCGGGACGATCTGCGATGCAAAGACCGTCAGCAGCTCCGGCAGAACATCAGAAAGCTCCGTGAGGATCTGCGCTGCGATCTGTATGAGCGCTTCGAGGATCTCCGGCGACATTTCGAGCAGCATCTCCGTCAGCTCCGTGAGCAGCGAGAGAATTGCGGAAATAAGCGTCGGCGCAAGCTGCAAAATCAGCCGCAGCAGCTCCGAGGCGATATCCGGAATCGCATCTGTCAGTGCTGTGATGATCTCTGAGAGCGTTTCAATGACGACCGGCATCAGAGCAGGCAGCTGTTCCTTCGCGCCGGAAACGAGCGTTCCGACCGCTTTCGGAAGCGCTGCGCCGGCCGATTCGATCACCGGTATCACATTCTCCGTCACCGCGAGAAATCCGTCGATGACATTCTCCGTCAGATTCTCAATATCCGCCTCGCCGCTGCCGAGTCCGGCAATCAGTGAATCCCACGAGCTGCGCAGCAGGCCGAGCGAGCCGGAGATTGTCTCCGTTGCTTCGCGGGCGAAATTGCCGTCATACTGCTCCGTCGTTTCGAGGAACATCTGCATGGCGACACGCGCTTTGTCCGCATTCGAGGCAGTTTTCCACCAGCTTGATGCGGATTCATCCGCGCCGGCCATTGCCTCATCAACATGGCGTGTTGCCGTTTCAAGCGAGACCTGTGTCTTTTCGAGGCTGACAAGCGCTTTCTGTGCCTCTGTGGAATTCTCGCCGTATTTCGCGACTGCCGCATTATAGGAAATCTGCGCCTTTTCCACATCGAGCGTTGCTTTTTTCGCCTTGTCCTGTGCATCCGCGACCTTTTTGACATCGACCGATGCTTCACTCTCCGCGATCAGACCGTTTTTCAGCGCATATGCCTCCAGCGTTGTCGCATTCATCGCAACGCCGAGATTGTCCATCATCGTGAAATTGCCCTTGGCGGCTCCCGTGACGGATTCCAGCGCGGCGGAAATGTCGATGCCCATGACCGATGCAACATCGGCGGCGCGCTGCATGGCCTGTGCGGAGAGGTCGAGCGACTCCTGCTGCTCCAGTCCGGAGCCCTGAAAGAGTGCGCCCATTTTATTGAGGTTTGCAAGATAATCGCTCTGCGAAATGCCCATTGTTTTATAGGCATCCTCGGAGACCTCCGCGAGCGTTCCGGTCGATTCGATGACCTTTCCGGTCTCGGCATCATGCGTCTGCATCCGGACAGTCATGCTGTCGATGCTGTCGCCGAGCGTATTGAATACAGCCTCTGCACCGCCGAGATTCTGCTCCAGTTCGCCGTAGGATCTCACGACCTCCGCAGTCATGCCGACGGCTGCACCGGCGACCGCTGCGGTCACTGCGGCAGCTGCCTTGACACAGGCGCCGAGTGTTTCGGTCAGATTAGAGAAATCCTTATCCGTTTCGGAAGCATCGCTGCCGGTTTTTTTGATCGTGCTGTCGAGCGCATCCGCTTCCTTTTCAGCAGCATCAAGCCTGTCCTGATTCTTCGACAGAGTGTCCGACAGTGCTTGAATCTGACCGGCGAGCTCCTTCGCCGCAGCGGAATGTCTGCCCTGCTCCGCGGCTGTTTCGGCATATTCCGATTTCAGCTTATCCAGCGCGGCTCTCTGCTCACTGACGGTATCCGCGAGTGTTTTCTGCGGCTCCGCAGCTTTCCTCGCAGCAGCATCAAACTGCTCCGCTGCTTTCGCTGCATCATCGAGCCTTGCTTTATTTCCGGACAGCTCTGCCGAGAGCGCGGCGATCTGACTGCCGAGCGCTTTCGCTTCTGCGGAATCCCTGCCCTGTGCGGCTGCCGTTTCGGTATAGGCCGCTTTCAGCTTTGCAAGCGCGGATTCCTGTTCCCTGACGGTGTCCGAGAGCGTTCTGACCGGCTCTGACGTTTTTTTGACGGTCGCATCGAATTCATCCGCGCCGCGGCGCGCATCGGTCAGCTTTGCACGGTTCTCGGAGAGCGAGGCCGAGAGCGTCCGGATCTGCTCGCCGAGCGCTTTTGCATCGGCAGATTCTCTGCCCTGTGCCGCAGCAGTCTCCGCGTATGCGGATTTCAGAACTGCAAGCTCCGATTCCTGTGCTTTGATCGCAGCGGAGAGCGTTTTCTGCGGTTCGGCGGATTTTGCGATCGTAGTATCAAATTCATCGGCGGCTTTCCGCGCATCATCAAGCCTTGCTCTGTTATCAGCCAGCTCTGCCGAAAGCGCCGTAATCTGACCGGCAAGCGATTTTGTTTCCTCGGAATCCTTGCCCTTTTCTGCTGCGGATTCCGCATACGCCGCTTTCAGACCGGCAAGATCGGATTCCTGCGCTTTGACCGTTTCGGCCAGTGTCTTTGCAGGCGCTGCGGCATCATTCTCCGCATCTGCAAGACCGGCGATCTGCTCTGCTGCCGATGCAGCCGCCTCCTGATAATGCCGGAGTCTGCCCTCTGACGCGATGATCTCACGCTGCAAGGCTCGCATCTGCTCTGCGGATACCTCGCCGCGTTCAAATGCAGCGGCTGCCTGCTCCTGTGCATCCCGCAGCAGTCCGAGCTTTTCCGCTGTCTGTGCGATCTGCTTTGTGAGGATCTCCTGCTTCTGCGAAAGCAGCTCCGGATTTGCTTCGTTAAATTTCAGCAGACGGTTGATCTCTCCGAGCTCGGAGGAAAGCACACGCGACTGCTTATCCGCTGCATCGAGCGCCTTGCCGAGATTTGTGGTATCGCCGCCGATCTCGACCGTCAGTCCCTTGATGATCTTATTCGCCATCCTGCGCTTCCTCCCTCCGTCTGAATTTCCGCAGTGCCGCACGGTCCGGCTCTGTCTGCTCACAGCGCCATGCATTGTCGAGATATTCCGTGCCCTTTTCGGTGCGGGACAGCTTCCAGATAAACGCATCGCGGCGGTAGGTCAGATATTCGATCAGACCGAGCTCATAGACCGCAGGGAGCGGCAGGCCGGTATATTCCGACACCAGCCGCTCCCAGTATGTCGTAGTCGTGTATTTGTGCCCCTCACTATCCGGCAGCGGATAGTAGGGCAATGTCAGTTTTTTGCGGATTTGATTTCGTCAATGAATTTCAGATACGCCTGCTCAAATGCCAACAGATGCTTGGGCGTCAGGTGGTACTTGGTTTTCAGCTCTTTGCCGGTGAGCCGCAGCCCCTCCTCATTGACGCTCATAAGCTCCGCGATTGCATCATAGACCTTATGCTCTGCATTGACATCTGTCTTTTTCCCGCGCATTGCGAGAAAGTCGTTTTTCAGCGCTTCGAACTTCCGGACAGCGCCCTGCTTCGGGACACAGACATGGATTACGGTATTCGCATCGTCGAGCAGGATGCACTCCATACTCGGCTGCTGAAGCGCACGGAAATCAAGTGTCATACTGTCCTCCTTATGCGGCCGAAATCTCTTCGATGAATTCAATCAGCGTGCCGTCGCTGTCATGCGGCTGCGCGGTGAATTCCGGCTCGACGACCGTACCCGCGCCGGTACCCCAGACAAGCGAGAGACCGGCCGTATTTCTGCCGGTGATCATCACCCAGACATTGCCATCCGTCTTGTCCTCATGGAAGAAGCAGAGGACATAGCTCTTGCCCTGCGCATTGCCGGCGCCGCCGATTTTCGTTGTGCGGATGCCGTTTTGCGAATCCTCAGTGGTCTTGCCGCGGTCAACGAACTTCGTCAGCGTTGTGCCGTTCCATGTGATGAGACCGAGCTTCATTTTCGCTTCCTCCTCGGTCGTGATGATCTTATGCACATAGCCGAGATCGTCCTTTTCCTCGTAGGTCGTTTCGGTATAGGTCAGCGTCGCGCCGCCCTTGATGTAGCCGAGCAGATTCGCTTCCACACAGATCTGCGCGGTAGTCGGCATCGTGCCTTCGTATTCCATGAGATACGCCTTGCCGCTGCCGAGCGTAATATTCTTCGTTGTACGCTTTGCCATTATGGTTCACGCTCCTTTGTTGTAATTGAAAAATCATAGACGACCTGATACCGCTGTTCATCCTGAAGCCAGTACCGGTCCTCCTTGCTGTAGAGAATGCCGGCGGCGTCGAGCGCGGATTCCATTGCGGATTCCGCTGCATCATCCGGTGCATCCTCGTAGAGCTCTACGGAATAATTGTGGGTGAAGACCGCCGCAGCGCCGTTATCGGCACCGTCTGTTTCGATATCGTCCGTCCAGACGGCATAGGTTCCGGCGGGCGGCTTGAGAAACCGGCAGTGCCGGAAGCGGATGCCGGTCTGCTGCAAAAGCTCTGCGATCATTTCGGTTTTGCCGCCTCCTCTGCTGCACGCTCGAATTTCGGATACACCTCCGCGCAGGCGTTTTTCAGGAACGGATCGCCTTCAAATCTTCCGCCGTCCGGCATCTCGTGACCATGCACAAGCAGATGTGTCAGTCTGCCGTCCCTGCCCTTGACATACCAGATGCTACGCGGCGTACCGCGTGAGGTATCTGCGCGGATATAGGTGATGCTGCTGCGGTAATGCCGGCGGCGCTTTGCGCGTTTACCGTGCCGCTCATAGGGCGCGGTGCGCTTCGTGATCTCCACAAGCTCCTTTGCGGCTTCCTCTGCCGCATCGCCGATCGCATTCTGCACATCCGTCAGGTAGATGTCCAGTGTCTCGGCGATCAAATCTGCAATATCCTTACTCATACAGCTTCCCCGTCAGTGTGATTTCCTTATGCTCCTCCATGTAATCATCATAGTCGATGATCTTGAACTGCTGCCCGCGGTAGAGAATGCGGTAGAGCTGCGGCGCATACTGGATTGCAGCCAGCACCGGCACATACCGCAGCTGAAAGCGCAGCCGCAGATGATACTGGTCTGCACCGGCGCGGTCGGTCGTTGTGCCGATATGCTTATTGACTCTCGCATGAAGCGCGGGGCCGACCGGCTGCCAGCGCTCTGTTTCCTCATCCTGCCGCTCAATGACGACCGGTTTATCGTATTTCATGTTCCGCCTGCCTTTGCATATTCCATGCGGAGCTGAAGCTCCAGACTGTCCGCAAGCCGGCGCTGTGCGGCATTGGCCTTTGCACTACTGAGCGTCCGCTCGCTGTAAAGATCATCCGTATAGATCAGGACGAGCTGCCGCGCACGGTCATCCTTCGCAAAGACGGTATCCGCATCTGCACCGATGCCGCCGCGCAGCAGACCGATCGCGGCAGACAGTGCATCGGAAACATTTTGTGTGATGCGTTCATCGGCGTATTCCGGCTCGATGCCGAGATAGGTCATTGCATCATTCAGTGTCGGCATCATGCCGGAAGCCTCCCTTCGTTATGCCGTGACGGTCAGAATACCGTAGACAAATGCATCCGGATCGCGTGTCTCGACATCCTCGCGCAGATGACCTGCAAAGATCGTCATATCCTGCTCGAACGCATTGACCGTATCCTCGCCGCTGCCGACAACTGCCTCTGTGCTGGTACGGAGCGAGATCTGCTGCCGGTCAAAGAGCTTGATGCCCTCCCTGAGATCGCCGCAGACAATCGGGATCGCCATGCCGGAGATCTCGTAATAGCCGGAGGTCTTCGGATTTCCTGTCGGCTCGGCAACTTCTGTGTATACATACGGAGACTCCGCCGTACCGGAGCCGGTGCGGGTGTAATAGGTCTTGCCTGCGGTGACGGTCGTGTCAGCAGTGACGGCATAGACCGGCGCAGAGCTCCAGTCCGCATTCGGAATCACGCGTACCGGCACAAAGGTCGTGCCGACCGAAATGCGGGACTGCATCGTGTTCTGCGGATCCGGTGCAAGCAGCTTGCGGCCGTCCTTGTCCTTGAGTGTCGAAAGCCAGAACAGGCCGTCATCATTCGTGATGAGCGCGGAGGTGCTGAGGAACGCCTGACCGAGCGTCACGACAAAGGCGCGCTCGATGCTGTCCAGCGAGGTGAATTCCTCCGCCGTCTTTTTCTGAATCTCCGCGATAATATTGCAGTTGTCCGTTACGCGGGCTTCATCGCCGAGCCATTCGACGATCGTGCTTGTGATATTCGCATCGGAATCGGCAAGCAGCTCATTCGTCACCGGCAGATAGCCCATGTACTTCTCGATTGTGTATTCCATGATCTGGAACTGCGGCGATGCCTTGCGCGTCATTTTGCCGCCCTCCGCGACCTTTGCAAAGCCGGTCTGCTGGGCGCGCTTCTTGAATGTCCGCCTGCCGGATTTCGTCGTGACATTCTCGACAGAAACGAGCTGCCGCAGCGAGAATTTCGCATCGCGGAACTGCTCGATGCGTGTCTGAATGTCCTCCGGCACGGTATATCCGCCGTCCGCGCCGGTCGTTTCGTTCATGGCCTTTGTCCGGAAGCCGCTGCGGGCTGCATCGGCAAATTCCTTTTCAATGCTTTCGGTTTTCTGCTTCTGTGCCGGCTCCTCCGGTACGGTAGCCTTTTCGCGGGCGATCGCCGCATTCAGCACAGCGATCTCACGCTCGAAGCCTGTGATCTCGTCATTGAGGGATTCGGCTTTTGCGATGTCCTTAGTCTCGCCGGTCAGGGCGGTCTCCATTTCGGCGGACTTGCTGAGGATGAGCTGCTGAAGCTCACGGATTCTTTTGGATTTCATGTGATTTCCTCCTGTTCGGTGAAGTATTTTGCACGGCAGGCCGCTGCCCTTGCGGAGAGCAGCAGTGCCTGAACTGCCTGTGTATCATCCTGCGGTTTCTCCGGCATTTCTTCGGGGAGCTCCGCTTCTTTATGGATTCCTGCACTGCGCTGTGCGGGGACGGCGACCAGCGAGAATTCATATGCATCCTCGACGCTGTCAAGCAGCTTGCAGCAGATCTCGCCGTCATATTCCCTGCCGGCGATATGGCGGCATGGCGTTTGCAGATTGTTCTTTCCGCAGATGCTGCATACCCGCTGTGAGACTGCACAGGAAACGCTGCCCTCCTTCTTGATGCCGCCGGAGATCTCTGCGATCAGGTCGGCATTGCCGGATGTGCGCACCATGTAGCAGTATGCGATCAGCTCGGTATCATCGCCGCTGCGCACAAGCTCGGTATCGTAGATGCGCGCGATCTGATTTTCAGCGCTCATCATGTGATCCTTGATCGTCGTCCTGCCGATGAACAGCTCCTTCAGCCTTGCGAGCGCCGCTTTGGTGAAGCATTCGCCGTCGCGGTCGATGCGCGTATCACAGAGCGTGGCTTTGAAGGTAAAGACCTGCTCTGCGGTCAGCGGTTCGAGGGTGAAGCGGTTGATTTTTTCCAGCGCCGCATCGTCCGGCCTTGCTGCGGAAAGCGATGTGCTTTTATGGATCCTGAACGGTTCCATGTTCCGCCTCCTTTTCGTTTACATATTGTCTTCCGGCGAGTGTCACGGGGATCGCATTGCCGTTGCCGAGCAGCTGATCGCCGCCCGGAACATGAGGGAGATCCTCATAATCACGCGCCTCATTCGGTGTGTAGATGAAGTTCCCGACCGCCGTACCGAGCGCAGAGAGCCGCTGCTCCATTGTAGCGCGCAGAACGACATCGGTATTGAACTTCACAAAGCAGCCTTTTTCGCATTCCTGATCGGTCAGCAGCTTATAGGCGATCTCCTCCTCATACTGCTTGAGAATATAGAGCATTGTGTCGATCAGGAATGAAAGCTGCTGCGCTTCGGTTCCGGAATAGCTGGACTGTGTGTAATCGCCGATCTGATAGGGCTTGACGCCGAACGCCGCAGCGATCTGCAAGGCGCTTGCCTGCCGGATCTCCAGAAACTGCGAATCCGTCAGCTTCATATTCAGCGGCGTGATCGTGAAGCCGACCGGGATCGGGATGACCTGCTCCGCACCGCTCTGCGATGTGGACATATATTTTTTGATGCCGTCCACGAGCGCGGCGATATTCGCATCATTCAGCGTGCCGGTGTATTGCAGAACGGCCTTTGCGGAGAGGCCGGAATCATAGAGCGATTCGAGCAGCTTCTGTGATTTCCGCAGATTCCCGATCGAGCTGCCGAGCTGCTCCCGCACGGAGATCCCGCAGATCCCGTCCATGCAGAGATGCGATTTCATGTGCAGCACTTCCTCGCTGCCTAGCACAATGATTCCCTCCGGACTGCTGTACTGATAATAAACATCCGGCACATTCCGCAGCACCCGCGCATCATCATACCATATCTTCACGCGGTCGGGCGGCAGCAGCCAGAGATGCGGATGCTTCGGATCGTGCGTGTCGATCCATGCATAGCCGTTGCCGTAGTGATTGCGGCAGAGCTCCATGCTGCTCCAGAAGGTCGTTGCGGTCATGTAGGGATTCGGGCGGACTGCGATGCACTGATAAAAGGGATGCCCGCGCAGCGTGATTACGCCGTGATCCTCGGTGCGCTGCCGGATCTTCAGCGGCAGCTTGCCGAGACTTTCGCTCAGCACCTTGCAGCAGGCGAAATAGGTCGCCTCTGAGAGCGCAGAGCCGGTGAGCTTTCTGTCAATGCCGAGAAATTCCAGCAGCCTGTCATGCTGCGCTCCGACATAATCTACATACTGCCCCGCAGATTTCCGGCGGAAGAGCAGCCGGATGCGTTCAAAAATATTCGTAGGCTTCAACTCCTTTCCGCCCAGCCCATTGCCGTGAGATATTCCGCAAGCGCGTCATTCAGATTCTCCGCCGTTCCGCCCGCGCCGCTGCCGGTGACGAGCTGCACCTTGTAGGCGTCGATCACGGCATCGCAGGGATCTATGCGGCGGAATTTTGCACCGGGCTTTTTGTCAATCTTGATCTCGCCGAAGCTGTTCTGCACGGTCACGGCATTGAGCATCGACCATGTGAGCAGCTCATTGCTGCTGTCGTATTCAAGCTGATGTCCCTTGCAGAGCAGCCGCACGGCAACAGTCGCATCATCGAGATTCCGAGCAGACTGCGTGATCGAGACAAGCGGACAGCCGAAGGCTTCCAGATCGCTGAGAATGCCGGCGGCATTGTGCGGATCATAGCCGATCGCCTGATATTGCAGCCCGAACTGATCGCGCAGCGCCGCAAGATGTGAGAGGATGAATTTGTAATCGGTCATATAGTCGGATTCGCCGCCGGTGACGGTCAGCAGACCGTTCTGTTCCCACAGGTCATAGGGCGCAAGATCCGTTTCAATATGCTCCTGCATTCTGCCGTATGGCATGAAGCTGTGACTGTAGATATAGAATCTGCCGTCACCGAGCGGGAACAGCAGGGAAAGCGTTGTCAGGTCGCCGCCGCTCGACAGGTCAAGTCCGGCGAAGCAGCGCGTATATCCTGCCTGCACAATATCTGCAAGGCTGCGGGATGTGCCGCACGCCTTCCAGTGATCCGGATGCAGATAACGGTTATCCGCGTGCCGGATCCACAGATTGCAGCATTTGATGACGAAATCCTTCAGGTCATCGCCGCCGGAATCCTTTGCGGTCTGCGCATCGTGCAGCATGGTTTCATAGGCATCGCGGTCGATCTCAAAGATCGGATTTGCCTTGATGTAATTTGCCGGATCCCAGATATCGTCGCCGTCGTCGAGACAGTGGATATCCACAAAGAAATCCTCGGCGGTATAATCCCCGCGCAGGATCCCGACGGCGTAATCATCCATTTCCTTGCACCAGCTCCGCAGATTGTCGCCGCGTGTCGTAATCATCGAAACGAGCGTTTCCTTGAGCTTTCTGGTGCCGTTGTAGATTGCCTTGTAAACCTTGTTGTCCTTGTGCTGATGCAGCTCGTCGATGCTTGCGAAGATGCTGCGGAATCCGTCGTCAAGGCCGCCCTCGCGGGAGAGTGCCTCGATCGTACAGTGCGTTTCATTCGCTTCGATCAGGGATTTGTAATCCTTGACCGTAAAGAATGCGCCGAGATCGGCATCCGCTTTGATGAACTGCGCCATCTGCTCCCATGCAAGCCGCGCCTGCCGCTTTTTGGTCGCCGCTGTGAACAGTTTGCCGTGCATATAGCCGGAGAATCCCGCGATATAGGTTCCCATGATGCCGTTTTCAAAGGTCTTGCCGTTCTGACGGGCAATGCTCTTGTAGCGGCGGCGGAATCTGCGGTAATGCGTTCCGGATTTCATCCATCCGAATGTGCAGCCGAGCGAAAAGATCTGACTGCCGATCAGCCGCACCGGACGCGGAGCTTCGCCCTCGGAGATCGTCAGCGTCTCGGCGTATTCGAGGACGCGTTCCGATGCTTCGGTATCCCAGTAATACGGAAATTCTTTGGTGTTCTGCCGTTCCAGATCATGCAGATGCCGCTGACAGGCCAGCCGGTGCAGCTGACAGGCGACACGCACACCGGATACAACCAGACGTGCATATTCCGTGACACGGTCCTTCACCCGGCATCACGCTTTTGCAGGAACTTCGCAAATTTGTTTTCGGCGGGCGCTTCCGGCTGCTTCTGCGGAATCACAATCTTGCACCGGGCAGAGATCGTCAGCCCCAGCTCACGCGCCGCAGACTGCGCCTGCCGGAACAGTCTGTCCTGTGTACGCTGGGCGGTGTCGAGCGCCTTGATATAGAGTGCCTGCTCCTCGAAGCCGCTGTCCGGCGGCGGCTTTTTCCGGACGGCTGCCCGCAGCGTTCGCACAGCATCCTCATAGAGCGATTCCGCCGTCACATACCTTGCAACGGCATCGGTGTCTGTCTCGCCGAGAATACCGAGCGCTGCAAGCTGCTCCGCGATCGCGAGAAAGCGCTTTTTCTGCGCGGCCGTCAGATAGCGCGGCGGGAGAAGCGCGTCAGGGCAGACCGGCGCGATCTCAGTCTGATGCCGTTCGGCGATTTCCTGCTTCGTCAGGTGCTTTCTGCCCTTTGCCTGAATCAGCTCGATCGGTTCCCGCGGTCTTGCCATGCTTTCACCTCCGCTTTGCCGGTTTGGGGAATTTGTTGCACAAAGCCTAGCTTCTGTGCTCGTTACCCTCTTAGGTGCTTCAAACTTTTTTACCCGCCCCCTAGGGTACTGAGGTCCAGCACACCGGGTTCAGGCTTTCGGGTAAATCTGCCTGCGTGTCGGAGATTGTGACAGTGCGTGCAGACCGCTTCGAGATTCTCCCAGTCAAGCCGGCGTTCCCAGCCTTCGGGCGTCTGGATCGGCTGAATGTGATGCACCTCGCAGGCGATCCCGGCACAGCCGCTGTCGATCTGTGCTTCGCATCGGTAGGATACCGCATTCAGCTTTGCACGGCTCGTGCGCTTCCAGTCTGAACCGCGGTAGAACGCCGCACAGCGGTCATCCTTTCGCGGATGCGCAGTGCGGTATCGCTTTGCTCTTGCTGCCCGTTTTCTCGCCCTCGCTTCCTCTGCTGCCTTCTGCATGACCGGCTTGCAGCCGGCGCAGTAGCGCGAACCGACAGGGATCAGCTTTCCGCAGCGCGGGCAGGGTGTCATTGCGATAGCATCACCGGCTTTCATGAAAACAAAAAGCACCCAAGCAGAAGCTCAGGTGCTTACGCGGTATTTTATTTTTGGTGCGGGTATATTTTTACGTTTACATTATAGCACAGGTACAGTATGATATGCCATGATATTTTCAGAAAATGTTGCACAAATGTGCCGCTGAATCTTTGTGCATCTTTTTCATTCAAAGCGCTTGACATTATTGCACATTTATGATATAATAGAATCATGAAAGGAGGTGAGGACATTGGCTCGATACAAACCGAAGCACGAAAAAAGCAAGCCGCACAGCTCGCGTGACTGGACGGGCATCCTGATCGGCGCGCTGATTGACTTGCTTGTCGGCACAGTGCTTCTGGTGATCGCAAAGATCATCGACTAGCACGGCGGGTGCGAGGGGCGAAAGCCCCTCCCATCCACATCATAACACAAACGAGCCAAATTGTCAAGTATATGAAACAGATGATTTATTTTCTTGCAGTATTCTTTGTCTGCATCGGTATTGCGAAGCTAGCATACTGGGCAATCTTCCGCAACAAGAAATGAGGTGAAAACGATGCCGAAAACCCCTGACAGCAACCTGAAAGCAATCACGAAGTTCACAAAGGAAAAGACTGTTTCCGTCAATCTGCGCCTGAACAAAAACACCGATGCCGACATCATTGCAAAGCTTGAAACAGTCCCGTCCAAGATGGGCTATATCAAGGCGCTGATCCGCGCCGACATGGAAAAGAACGGCTGATTGCCCTGCCCCTCTCA